AGGTCGTAAAACATTTTGTCAGAGTCTTCTGTTACCCAGTCAGGTCCTTCGACCTCCCAAACGGTATTTTGCACCTTATAGTCTGGCCAACTGTTATCAGTAGTATAGCTATTAATGTGCCAAAGGCAGCGATTATTAGGCTGAGCTGCATAATTGCCGTTAGCAAGAGCCAGTATATGTGCACACTTATGCTCTTGAGGGATTTCAGAATGTTCTGTGTCCAGTATATTAGTCTCTGGATGCGCCCAGTCAATGGTAAAAAGATATTGTCCTTCATAAAATTTTTTATCTTTACCACGAAACTTGCCGTGGACACCATCTAGATAATCAAAGCAATGAACAGAAGGATAATAACTAAAACAGTTCCACAACTGTAACATGTCAACCGACATATCGGGCACTTCGGCTCTTTGTAGATGTTTTTGGAAAAAAGCTGAGATAGGCAAGCGAAAGTAGACCGCGCCATTCGGTAAAAGGATGTGAAATAAGAGGGCGCGTCCTGATATACTTGCAACACCAAAGACGACACAGTCTTCTTCACCTCTTTTAGCCATGTCCATATCATAAAGATATTCGGTTTTAACCTTGCAGTAAATTGGTGGTATGTTTGCGTTAAGGTATGCCATAATTTATCCATAAATATCTCCCCAAGTTTCACCTGACTCATAATCAACTTTATTTGGGACCTCTAGTTTAACAGCATTTTCCATAATCTCAATGATTTTATTTGCGTGTTCTTTTGATTCTACAGATAAATCTAATTCATCATGTATTTGAATATGAGCAACAATACCTTCTTTATATAACTCTAACATTGCTTTTTTAGTCATGTCAGCTGCACTACCTTGAATTAATTTATTTAAAGCTTTGTAAGTATAAGCTCTTTTAATCCCTGGTCCGTGTTCCCTGAGTGCATCTTCATGAGACATTGCTTTATGCATACCGAAACTATTAGGTTCCCATAAATGAAACCTACACAATCTTCCAAGTAATGTTCTAATTTGTCCTCTAGCCTGAGCTCTATTTGATGCACTATTCATAAGTTGTTTAACAAAAGGTACTCTTGCATGATACTGATTAAATAGTTCATCAGATTTTTCTTTTGTTACACCTAGTTCAGCTTGTAATTTTGTTTTACCCATACCATAAAATAATCCAAGGTTAATTGTTTTTGCTTGTGACCTAGGTATGTTAGCCATCTCTGCAACAGTTTTATGAAAGTCTGTATTAACATCATCATGATAAGCATCAACAACATCATGTACGGAAGGAAATCCATGAAGCGCTGCATAATGAACTACGAGTCTTGGTTCTTGTTGTGAATAGTCAAAGCAACCCCAGGTATGTCCTTCTTCAGGTAAAAATAAAGATCTTATTTGTGGTCCAAGATCCTTATTCCTTGCTGGAAGTTGTTGTAAGTTAGGATTATTATAACTGAATCTTCCTGTAACCGTACCTCCTTGATCGGATCTTATTTGATTAATCTCAGCATGAATACGACCTTTGTGTTCAAATCTTAAAATAGTATCAATAAAAGTTGTGTGTGCCTTGTTTATCTCTCTAGCTTTTGCTATACACTGCACGACAGGATGTGAATGTTCTTGTAATTCATTTTTTGTAAATGAAGGAGCTTGAGTTTTTTCTGTTCTTGAATATGTTAAATTTAATTTATCAAAAACTTTTGCAATCGACCTTGCTGCCCAAATTTGTGGTTCGATTCCTGTTTCATTTTTTACCTTTTGTAGGAGCTCTTCTTCTTGTGTTTGCAGTTGGAGTTTTAACTGTTGAGCCCTTTCTGCATCTACTCTTACGCCTTTAAATCTCATATCGACTAGACATGGAAATAGATCTGTTTCTAAATTAAAAATAGATTCTATATCTTGTTGAATAATTTCTGTTTTGAATTTTTGCCAAAGATCTAATGTAAGCTCTGCATCTTTTTCTGCATAAGCTCCAACATACATTGGAGGTAGTTTCCACATATCTGCTTTTGGATCTAAACCTCTAGACTTTGCTTCATCAACCAATGCTGTTTCATTTTTACCATGACCTAAATATTCCCAGGACAATGCATTCAAAGAATATGCAAATCTATTTTCATCAATTAAACTTGCTGCAATCATCGTATCTACGATTAAGCCATTGATTTTAATACCTAATTTCTTTATCCAACATACGTCATACATAGCATTATGAAAGACTTTTACAGCTGGGCAAGCCATTGTATCAGCAAACCATTCTAATACTTTTTTACGATCCATGTTGCTCCCTGATCCGTGAGCAATAGGAAAATAAAATTTTCTTCCCGGTACAGCAACAGCAATACCTACGACTTCACCTTCTCCAATTACGGATCCAGATCCCATAGTTTTTAAATTAGGATCTCTTGTTTCTAAGTCGACTGCAATCTCATCATAACTTCTTAAATCTGGAAACTCTTCAGGTTCAATCCATTCGGTCTGCGCTACAAATAGTGGTACTTTCATATTTTCTCCATTAGTATGTTTTCTCCAGAAGACTTCATACCTTCAGGATTTATTTGTTTAAATACTTCTTGTTCTTGTTTGTACAAAAGATATTTTACATAATCAGGTAAGTAAGCATCATCAATTAATAATCTTCCTCCTGGACTTAAATTTTTTTCTGACCAATCAATGTCAAAATAAAAATCATTTAAACCATGTCCACCATCAACGTGAATAAAATCAAAATTTATATTTGCTTTTTTATTTTTTAAAATTTGTTGACTGCTTCCTTTGTAAAAAGCGAATCTATCTTTGTAAATATTTGATAAGTGTTGTGCACATTTTTCTGTATATAAATAATGACAGATATCAATTGTAATTAATTTTAAATTAGGATTTGCTGCAAGCATAATGTTTGCACTATGTCCTGCATTAAATCCAATCTCTAATGCAAATTGAGCATTCTTAATTGATTTTCTTAAATACTCTCTTTTCCAAGATCTTTCTTTTATAGGAATAGAATCTTTATTTATTTTTGTTTCATGTATAAAACAATAATTACCTTCTACGGGTCCATTGACTATTTCGTTAAGTTCAGATATAATTTTGAGCTCATTTTCACCCCAGCTCTCTTCACATGTTGGAATATGTTTTGGATAAAAATCAAAATAATTAGTTTTTTCTGTCATTCTTTATCCTTTTTCATTTGTTCAATTTCTAATTCACAATAGTGAATTATTTTTTTAAGATCTTCAATTCCGTTTTTGTCTTTATATCTACAAACATATTTAATAACATTTCCTTGAAAGAAATTCAAGTCATTGGTCCTTGTAAATGTATAGGGTTGAATTTTAAATTTTTTGTAATGATTTCCTCCAACTTGTTTATTTTGTGGAAATACTTCATCGAACATATTTTTGTTTGTCATATTACTCCTTTATGTTTTGTGGCAGTTGTTGATTTAACGGGGGATGAATAATGTTGGGATCTGAAGGCCCCGAACCAACTATGCTGTTATAGCATGAAGCTGCCACTCTCCACTGAGACACCCCTTCCATCCCGTTCTGTTTAAAACTACAAAGAATAGCCATATCGCTCCTTCTTTGGTTTTAATAAGTATAGGTTTTCTTTGGCTCTTGTTGAACCAACATACCAAACTCTATGTTCTTCATCTGCTTTCTCTATGTTATTTTCTACAGAATCTCTAATTTTTTTAGCGTTATCTAATACCAGGATAACATTATCACATTCACCACCTTTGGCTGCATGAATAGTTGATACTTCTATTCTTGGGTTTTGACTTAATTTTTCACCATTACCTAACATGGTTCTAATATAATAACATTCTTGTTGATCTGCTTTGGTAAATATATTGTACCAAATATCTGTAGGTTGATAATCAAAGTCCTGAAGTTTATATAAATTTTGAGTATCTTTAAATTTTGGAGATCTAGAAACAAACTCTGATAATTCTTTTGAATCTGCAGAAGATAGTGCTGCGCCTTTACATAAACTCCCAAAGTTTAAAATAGCTTTGTAAAGTCTTGTATTAAAACTCTTACCAAATCTATTTTTGTAGTATAAATTATTTTGTCTTAATTGTTTTGATATTTCATCTGAACGATAAACAGTTCTAGTCAATATTAACCAATGGCCTTTAGTTAGATCAATATGATCCATATTATAAATATGTTTAACTGATCCTTGTAATCCTTTTTTAGGAAAATAATCTTTCTTTTTTCTTGTATGTATTCTATTTAAAATAACATTAGATAAGTCCTGTACATTTTTAGGTACCCTATTTGAATAAGGTAATACTTGTTCATCTGCTGGTTCATTTAAAAATCTTTTTACATCTGCTCCAGCCCAGGCAAATATAGCCTGGTCATCATCACCTGCTAAGTAAATATCTTTTGTTTTTTCTTTTAAAACATCAAACATCTCCCATTGAATAGGTGATAAATCTTGAGCCTCATCTATAAAGATAACATCAAACTCTTTACATTTTTCTTTTTGTAATACAAATTTTTGTATCATATCATTAAAGTCATCTAAATTTTTTGCTTTCTTAAAATGATTATAGTTTAAATATACATGACCTAATGTTTCATAATCAACATCTCTGCTCCATTCATTGGTATTAAATTCAGATTCAACAGATATGTTTTTGACTCTTGCTTTATTAATAAGTTTAAAATACTCACTATTAAAATCTAAATAACCAGATTCATCACCTGAGTCTGTAACTCTTAAATTTAATTCTTTTCCAATCTGCTCATAATGTACCGGTTGCATTACATTATCTTCACTCATACCTAATGTATGAAATGCAAATGAATGTAGTGTTTGAAAGTAAGGTAAATCTTTTTTATCTAGGTCAGGATTTTTTTCTAACATTCTTTCTTTAGCTTCATTCGCTGCTTTTCTTGTAAATGCAAAGTATCCTATTTTATTTAAAGGTGTTCCCTTTTTAATATACTCATCTACATGATTTAATAATGTAGTTGTTTTACCTGTACCAGGGGGTCCAAATATTTTTTTAATCATTGATAACTATAGATCTCGCTGATGCAGGAAGCTTTTTGATCCACCCTCTTTTTTCTAATTGATAAAGCATGGTATGAACATTAGCTAAACTATTGATATTCATAGCTTTTTTTATGTCTCTATAACTTGGAGACATATTGTTTTCTTCAATATATTTTTTAATAAAACTAAAATATTTTTGTTGTGTTTTTGTAAGTGGGTATTTCATTAAAATATATTCTCACTATTTGTTCTTGTATTTACTATTTCAACTGATGATTTTTTATCAGATAAAAATTCTGGAAATTTTTCTAAAGATATTTTAACGACACTAACTGCGGTAAAGTATTCTCCGTTGGTGTCTTTACCAGGAAATCTTTTTTGAATACCAAACTCTGCTTCAAATAATCTTTGCATATTCTCAGCGGTCTTACCTCTACTGTATTTCCATTCTTTATTTTTTAATGAATTAAAGAAATCAGAATAACCAAAGAAAGCTTCGTTGTTTTCTATTAATACAGCTCCAGTTTTAAATGCTGCATGAGTTTCTGCCTTTGGTCCATTTAAATATTGTAATACATATTGATGTAATAATTCATCTGGTGTTGTACCTTTAGGTGGAGATGTTATCATCTTAGGTGGAAATAAATTATCTAGTATATCTTGAAACTCATCTTGTTTAATCTTCGGTGGAACCTTATCTGCAGTAGCACCAATGATTGCTCTAATATTATCTAATTCTATAATTTGTTTTATATTTTTCGCTCTAACTTCTTTTGTTGTCTGACCATCTTCTAATGTAACATTGAAAGTATATTCTGGTTCAGGATAAGTTATTTTTTGTAATCCTGTAAGCGCTGGAAAAGATTTTCTTTTATCAGATAAATATCCAAACTTTCTACCTCTACACTCTGCTTTTAAACATACAGCATGAATTGGATCTTCATTACAAGTATACCCTTTAATATTTCTTGACCAAGATTTTAATTTCTTTTTAGTTTTTTCTTCTGACCAATCTACAATACCGTTTGAATCTGATTTAAAATATTTATTGGGTGCAGCAACAACCATTTGTTCCCAGTTATCTGGATACTTCTTTTTAGCAAAGACAGCGTAGTTATATAAAAACCTATCTCTACCATCTGTTAATTTATCTTTTGTTAATATAGCAAGACATGGAGGACCATCAGAAAATTCTTCACCTCCACCGGTTAACACATGTTTCATATGTTCCATAGCAAACTCTTCTAATTCATCTGCGCTATAAGTATTAGCTTCAACAACATCTACAAATTGATCAAAAGTAAATGTTGTGCCATCTAAATTAAATCCAACTCTTTCTGTTTTGTTGTAATAAGGTAAATTAATAAACTGACCATTATTCCATGTGCCATCTGGTTCTTGACCTAATTCAGTTTGCTTTGGATATATTTCTATATTTGGTGGTAGTTTTAAAACAAATAAAAATTTTTCTAAAATTCCTCTAACAAATACAGCTTTAGCAGGTTCTTTTAAAAATAAATATAAATGCAATCCACCGCTTTTAGATTTAACTGGAACGATAGGTAATTTATATTGTGCAATAATATCTAAATATTGTTTATATGGAAAATTTGAATAGCTATGTTGCTTATCATCAATATCAATAGCACCAAATTGTGCTAAACTATTATCATCACATGGTTGAACACCAATAGATTGTTCACCATTTAAATGATCTAAATAATCTTTTTCAGTTAATTCCCTATGAGACCATCCATAAACAGGTCTTAGTTTACCTGTTGTTGGATCTATTTTAGTTTTCTTTAGATCTGCAGCACCAAAATCTCTTTTGAGTCCTGTAAATGCTTTTATAAATTTTCTTTCGTTATTCATAAACCGTCTCTAGTTTATGTGGGCGATTGCTCGCCCACAGTATGTTGTGTGAATTAAAAGTGTGAAGCTTCTGATTGAGTACCTTCTGTACTCTCACCATGTTTAACTTTAACATCACCTTTAGATACACTTTCTGAGAATGTTTTAGCATTTTCGTACAATGCTTGATCTTGCACTGGACCAATTTTGCTAACTTCCCAACCAAACCAAGTACCTTTGTCGTTAGACATTTGAGTAGTTCTTAGTTTATAAGTATGACTGAAAGAAGCTGGAGTAAATAATCCATTCTTTCCTTTCATCTTAATAGAAGCCATCATACTATTCCACTTTCTACTAATCTTTAATTGTGTTGACTTCATGGCAATTAAAGCAGTTGAAGGTGTTTTAGAATTGACAATCACAAAGTGACTTGCTGTCTTTTCAATATAGTTACCATTTGGTAATCTATCTTTATATGATGCATCTCTTTTTGTTTGAGATAGTATATCACTAGACGATGAGTGAATTGCTACTGGAGCACCAGAACCTTCGCCTCTATCTTGCCATTCAATATACTCTAATTTGTAATGACAAGGAACAACGTCAATTCCTTTTTCTCCATCAAACAATTCTCCAGTTACAGAGTTATAAATCATTCCAGGTTCTGCACCTTGAACATATTTACCATCTCTTTTATTAACTTCTGGAGATAATTGTCCTAGTATTTTTAAGAAGGGTAATGCTAAGTCTTCATGAGTTAGATTACTTACTCCTTGGTTTGCATCAGCTTCAAACATATTGATAGATAATGCTCCTGCATTAACTTTTTCAGCTACTGCAGAATTTCTTTTTGGTTCTTGTTTCTTGGTTATTGTTTCTTGCGACATGTTTTTTCCTCCTTATGCACGCGTTATTTTTGTTTTGTTTCCTGCAAACACATTAAATAGATCAGAGGGCATATCTTTCCCAGACTCGATACGCTCCCTGACCAATGCCTTAAGTGTCATAGGTTCAACCTTTAATTTCTGGGTTGGTTGATATCCTTGACCTTGCGCAAGGACAGCATATTCTGCTGCCTTGTTATCTTCGTTACGACCAAAGGAAACGGTAACCTCATTTTTAATAAGATCACCCAGGCCATTTTCACGAAGCCAGTTAAATGCTTCTTCCTTTTTTGCTGCAGGAATGGAAGCACCGTAGACGGGCTTTACTTCTATAGCTGAGCCGTCTGCTAATTTCATTGTGCTGATGTTCATTTCAGTCATCATCGTTGGAATGATTTCACCTGAAAGAACTTCTTCTTGTTTTTTAAGTTGCTTTAAAGTTTCTTCTGCAACTTTTATTTTATCTTCCAAGTTTCTTAACTTAACAACTTGGGCAGATAATTCTTTTGCATCATTAGCCTGAGTAATAGACTCAGTCTGATCTGCTTCAAAGTTAATACTGCTCATATTTTTTTATCTCCTTTGTTAGAGTTAGTATTTCTTTCTTATGTGCTTTTAATATTCTAAAAGCTTTAAACTTATTATAATAAAATCCCAGAATTATGTCAAGTCCGAAAATAATTAAATGTATAATACTTAAAACATATTCTTTAAAAGTCTCTCTTGGTCTTCTACGAAAAGGATCATATGCTCTTAAAAATAAATAATCTTTTGTTGTGTTAAGTATAAATCTTTCTAGTTCTGACTTTCTTGCTTTCATACGATACAGTTTATTTTGTATCTCCCATTTTTTTTCAGCTGTCATCTATGTTACCTTTCTCATATAAATTTATTTCAATTGGATAATATGTATGTTCTTGTCTATCCCATTTCAAGAGGTTATACTTACCACCCGTTATATCTGCGACAATTGAACACGCTACACCTATAATTGCAGGATCACCTGTTAACAATAAATAATCTGTTTCTTTATAATCTTTTAACAATTTTCTTAATTTAAATATTAATGGACCTGGTGACAAAATAATTTGGCTAAATTCAGGCAACAATGTGATTAGTTTGCCATACTTTTGTGCACCCATAATATTAAATTTTGGTTTACCTGCTCTTGTACCAGGTAATTCTTGTATGATATAAACTTTATTTTCTTCCATAATAAATTATTACTTTCAAATACTTGACAAGTAACTATACTTTAATATATAGAAAGTCAATAGAAAGCAATAAGAATTATGAATTATAAATTCAAGACTAAGCCATACGCGCATCAAATAACTGCGTTAGAAAAATCATGGAATAAAGAAGTATTTGCATACTTTATGGAGATGGGTACCGGTAAATCTAAGGTTCTTATTGATAATATTTCTATGCTTTATGACAAAGGTAAGATTAAGGGAGCTTTAATCATAGCTACTAAAGGTGTTTACCAAAAGTCGTTGG